GTCAGGAATCTCTCTCGGGACGTAGTCGGTCCCGGGACTCAGCCGACAGCAAACATGCAGCTTGTATCAGCAAACTTTGGAGGCCCGATGCGGCGTGAATGCGCAGTATGCGGGCAGCCGTTCGAGGCGCAACGCCCGCAAGCGAAGTACTGCGGCGAGACGTGCCGCAAGCGCGCGCAGCGTGGCGGCATCGCCAAGCAGAAGCAGCAGGCACCGCCCACACCGCCGGCGTCGGCCACGCCCGCCGGCGGGCTAATCGAGACGGTGCAGGCCGCGCTCGAAGAGGTCGACCGGTTGTACACCATCGCCGGACAGCACGCCTTGGAGCTGGCGCGCCGGATCGTGTACGCGCCGGGGATGAACACCGGCGTCGCGGCGCTGTCGAAGCAACTACAGGCCGTGCTGGCCGAGGCGCTCGCGGGCGCCGCACCGGTCGCCGCCGACCCGGTCGACGAACTCAAGGCGCGCCGTGACGCCAAACGGCGAAAGGGCGCGTGATGACCGCGCCCGCGATGGTTGAACCGGCCTACGCGAATTTCCCCGCGTGGACCGAGACCCTCGGCCCCGAGGTGGCCGATCTGTGCGAGATGGCCGGGTATGTGCCGGATCTCGAACAGCGGCTCGCCCTCGACGCGCTGTTCGCCCTCGGCCCCGATGGATTCGCCCCGGCGATGTTCGAGTTCGCCATCATCGCGGCGCGGCAGAACATCAAGACCGCGGTGCTCAAGATGGCCGCGCTCGGCTGGATCTACGTCGTCGAGGTCGAGACGATCACGTGGTCGGCGCACGAGATGGACACCACGCGCGAGGCGTTCCGCGATCTGGTCAACCTGATCGAGAACTGCCCGCCACTCGCGGCGCGGTTGGCCGATGGTCCAACGAACGGCGTCCATCGCGGCAACGGCAACGAGATGATCGAGTTCGCACCGTCCGCGGCGTGCCCGTTCGGGCAGCGCATCAAGTTCAAGGCGCGCACCACCAGCGGCGGTCGAGGGCTGTCGGGCGACAAGGTGATCCTCGATGAGGCGTTCGCGCTGAAAGATGAGCACATCGGCTCGCTCATGCCGACGCTGTCGACCAGGCGTGAGGCGCAGCTCGTCTACGGGTCGTCGGCGTGCCGGCCCGAGTCGGACGTGCTGCGCCGCATCGTGGCCCGGGGCCGCTCGGTGGACCCGACGCCGCGCAAGCGGCTCGGCTACCTAGAGTTCTGCGCGCCGGAGGGCGCGTGCGACGACGAGGATTGCCCGCACTACGTCGGCTATCCCGGCTGCGCGATGGACAAGCGCGAGTACATCCTGATGGCGAACCCCGCCGCCGGTCGCCGCATCTCGTGGCAGTACCTCGAAGACGAGCGCGCCTCGATGTCGCCGGATGAGTTCGGCCGGGAACGCCTCGGCTGGCACGACAAACCACCGGTCGACGACGGCCCGCTCATCTCGCGCGAGATGTGGGACGGCCTCGCCGACAAGGAGTCGGCGCCCAGCGACCCGGTCGCGTTCGGTGTGTACGTCAACAAGATGCAGACCGCGGCGGCCATCGGTGTCGCCGGGTACCGCGAGGATGGCCTGATCCACGTGGGCATCGTTCCGGCGGTGCGTGACCGGCCCGAGCTGCACACGTTGCCGGGTACCGGCTGGATTCCCGACCGCGTCAAGGAACTCGACGAGTCGTGGAAACCGTGCGCCACGGTGATCGACGGTTACTCGACGGCAGCCTCGCAGCAGACCGCTATCGAGGAACGCGGCGTGACCGTAGTGTCCACTTCGGCGTCGGACATGGCGAAGGCGTGCAACAACTTCTATGCGTTCGTGCGCGAGGGCAAGCTGCGGCACCAGGGCGGCCAGTTGCTCGCTACCTCGGTGACCTCGGGCAAGCCGCGCGACCTCGCTGATTCGTGGGCGTGGGACCGCCGAGACAGAAACAGCGACATCACGCAACTGGTGGCCGTGACGCTCGCGCTGCACGGCCTGCTCGAACACGGTCGGCCAGCGCGGTCGAAATACGAGGATTCGGAGCTGTTCTTTGTTTAGACGACGCCGCAACCCAGGACTGAACCGGCGAGTTCTCGTGTCGCTGTTCTCGGGAAACGCGATCTCGGGCGTGTTGGTCGCCGATGTCGGCGGCCGGCTCATCTTGAAAGGCTGCACCGTTCACGAGCCGGGCGTCGAACCGGCGTCGGCCGACGGCGAAATCGTGATCGACAAGGCAAATGTGGACTACATGCAGATTCCCTAGGAGGTGGCCGTAAGTGGCTTTTGTCGCCTCGTCGGGAACCGTTCGCGGGCTGTCGCGGCCGAACATTCCAGCGCCGCAACGTATCGCGCTGTCGCCGTGGGTGTCGATGGAGTACTACGAGATTTGGCGACGTCAGCCCGCGGTGCGGCGCGCGGTGTCGTTCCTCGCACGCAACATCGCGCAGCTCGGCCTACACCTGTTCAAGCGCAAGGATGACGCCAACCGCGAACGGCTGACCGACCACCCGCTCGCGAAGCTGCTGCGGCAGCCGAACCCGTGGACAACGCGCTACCGGTTCCTCAACACCTTGGTTCACGATTTCGCGATCTACGACAATGCCTATTGGTGGAAGATCCGCACGCCTGATGGCGGCCGGCAGTTGATCCACCTGCCGGTTCCGCTGGTCACCCCGAAGGGCGACAACTGGCTCACGCCCGACGAGTTCGAGTTCCGTGGAACCAACGGCACCCGCCGGATTCCCGCCGACCAGGTGTTGTACCTGCGCGGCTACGGCGGCCCGTCCGACGCTGGTGTCTCGCCGCTGGAATCGCTGCGCCAGGTGTTGCGCGAAGAGTGGACCGCGAGCGAGATGCGCGAGCAGATCATGCGCAACGGCGCCCGCGTCTCGGGCTACCTCGAGCGGCCGTTGGCGGCGCCCGAGTGGTCGAAGGAGGCCCGCGAACGATTCCGTGAAGGATGGCGCGCACAGTACACCGGCAACGGCCCCGGCGCCGGCGGTACACCGGTCCTCGAGGACGGCATGACGTTCAAACCGGCCGCGCAGACCGCCCGCGAGCTGCAGTACATCGAGGGCCGCAAGCTGACCGACGAAGAGGTCACCCGTTCTTACTTCATTCCCCCGACCATGATCGGGCTCCTCGACAAGGCAACGTTTTCCAACATCACCGAGCAGCACAAGATGTTGTATCAGGACTGCCTGGGGCCGTGGCTGTCGATGATCCAAGACGAGATCAACCTGCAGCTGGTGCCCGAGTTCGAGCCGGTCAACCCACACCGGTTCTACGCCGAGTTCAATCTGCGCGAGAAGCTGACCGGTTCGTTCGAGGAACGCCAGGCGGCGATCACCGCCGCGGTCGGCGCGCCGACGATGACGATCAACGAGGCTCGCGCACTGGACAACCGGCCGCCAATCGAGGGCGGCGACGAGTTGATCCGGCCGCTCAACGTCACGCAGAACGGTGACCACAACCCCATTCCGGCCGAGCGTGGGCCAGCGACCATCGGCGGCCAGGACGACCCCGACGAGCAAGCCGACGACGACGGCGAGCAGGAGGATTGATGCTCACAAAGAACGCCACGACCAAGCTCAAGGTCGGCCCGGATGACGGCCTCGGCGAGGGTCAGTTCACGGCGTATGCAAGCGTATTCGGCAATATCGACAGCTACGGCGATGTCGTTGTCAGGGGCGCATTCGCCGACGACCTCGCTCGGTGGGAGAAGTCCGGCAACCCGATCCCGGTGCTGTTCGGGCACAACATGGGTGACCCTGACTACAACATCGGCCACGTCGTCGACGCCAAGGAGGACGACAACGGCCTACTGGTCACCGTGCAGCTCGACCTCGAAAACCCCAAGGCCAAGCAGGTTTACCGGTTGCTCAAGGGCCGACGCATCAACCAGATGTCGTTTGCCTACGACGTGATCGAGGGCGGCCCCGCGAGCCGACCGAAGGCCGACAGCGACCCCGATAAGCCCGAAACCGAACACTACTACGAGCTGCGCCAGCTCAAGATCTACGAGGTTTCGGTAGTCACGATTGGTGCGAACCAGGAAACGGAAATCCTGGCGGTCAAGCAGGTGCCGGCGCTCGCCGAGCGGCTGATCGCCGACGCAAAAGCAGGCCGAGTGCTGTCGGCCAAGAACGAGGGTGAGCTACGCGACGCGCACGAGGCAATCGGGCGTGTTCTCGCCACCCTCGACAGCACGGATTCCGACGAGGTGAAGGCCAACGATGACGGCCCGTCACGCCATGCGCCGCCGGAAGATCCGGCGGGACAGCCCCGCGAGGCCAGCCGTAAATCGTCCGTCGATCCCTCGGCGCTGCTCAACGCGATCGAGGCGCAGCTGAGCGTCGAGTTCGCCTAAACCCCTCACACTCTAGGAGATTCACACATGAGCGCACGTTTGGCTGCCCTCAAGGAACGGGCAGACGCAGAAGGTAAGAAGGCCCGCGAGATCGCGCAGCGCATCGCCGACGAGGGCCGCGACATGACCGACGACGAGAAGGCCGACTATGACGCCGCGATGAAGGCGCTCGTCGACATTCTCGACTCGGTCAAGGCCGTCAAGGCCGACGAAGCCGTACTCGCCCAGGCCAAGGCATTCTCCGACGAGGTCGGCGTGCCCGAGGACGGCGGCGATCTCAAGGCCCGGGTGAAGAGTCTCGGCCTGACCGTGGTCGAATCGCCCGAGTTCAAGGCGATGATGCGGCCGTTCACCGGCGGCCAGATCCCGTCGAAGGCGCGCATTCAGTCCGACCCGATCAAGGTCAAGTCGCTGTTCACCGGCGCCAGCTCGACGAGCGCCGGCGCGTTCGTGGTCAACGACCGCACCGACATCGTCGAGATGCTCGGCCGTAAGCCGTTGACGATCCGCAATCTGGTGGCGAACCGGCGCACCTCGTCGGATGCGGTGGAGTTCGTGCGCGAGACCTCGCACACCAACGCCGCCGCGCCCGTGCCCGAGGCCACCTCCGCGGCGATGCCGACCGCGCCTGCGGGCGAGGAGGGCGGCGAGCTGGTGCTCGCCACCGGTGGCGGCTACAAGCCCGAGGGTTCGTGGGCATTCGAGGTCGTGACGACCAACGTCAAGACGATTGCCGAGTGGGTGCCGGTCACCCGCCGCGCGCTCGCTGACGTGGCGCAGCTCGAGGGTCTCATCAACGATGAGCTGAGCAAGGACATCGCCGAGGAAGAGGAAGACCAGATCCTCAACGGCAACGGTTCCGGCGAGAACCTCACCGGTATCAACAGCACGTCGGGTGTCCAGACGCAGGCGTGGACAACGGATTTCTTCACCACGACCCGCAAGGCCATCACCAAGGCCCGCACCGTGGGCCGCGTGAACCCGACCGCGTGGGTGCTCAACCCCGAAGATGCCGAGACCCTCGACCTGCTCAAGGACGGCGAGAACCGCTACTACTACGGCGGGCCGCAGTACATCGGGCAGCGCACCCTGTGGGGTGTGCCGGTGGTCGAGTCCGAGTCGCAGGCCAAGGGCACCGGCCTGCTCGGCGACTTCAACAAGGCCGTCCTGTGGGACCGCGAAGAGACCACGGTGACGATGACCGACAGTCACGCGGACTTCTTCATCCGCAACCTGATCGCGATTCTCGCTGAGGAACGTGTCGCGTTCGGCGTCACCCGGCCGACCGCGTTCGTCAAGGTCGCGATGGCCAGCAGCTAGTCCGCGCTGGCAGGTGGTGGCCCCGGCGCCCCGGTGTCGGGGCCACCGCTGCGCGGAAGGTGACGCTATGGCACTCATCGGATTTCACACACCAGATGGCGAGCAACTGCCGCCCAGGACGCTCGAAGGGGGCGCTGTGAAGCTCTACAACGTGGTAATCAACGGCGTCGAGACGACGTTGCAGCTCACCGACCGGGATGCGGCTGCGCGTGGTCTGCTCGGCGCCGCCGCGGCGCCCAAGGCGCCCGCACCCGCTACCAAGGCCAAGACGCCGGCCAACAAGGCCAAGACGCCAGCTAACAAGGCGAATGGCTGACCAGACCGACATCGACGCCGCCCGCGCGGCCGTGCGTGCGTGGTGCGGTTGGCATGTCACGCCGGTCAACACCGACCAGGTGCTGACGCTTGACGGCCCCGGCGGCCCGGTGCTGTTCATCCCGACGCTGCGGCTGCTCGACCTCGCCGAGGTGATCGAGGATGGTGTTTCCCTCGACGTGTCTACGCTGCGCACGACCTCCGATGGCCGGGTGCGGAAACGCGACGGTAGTTGGTGGATCGACGCATACGGTTCGATCGCGGTCAAGGTGACGCACGGGTTCACCGCGGCCGAGGTGCCGAATTTCGAGCGAGCCGTGCAGGTGCTTGCCGCGTCGTTCGCGAGCAGTAAGCGTGACGACCCCACCATTGTCGAAAAGCAGGTCGACGACGTGCGCTACCGGTGGGACGGCACGAGCGGCGTCGTGGCGGCCGTCTGCGCTAGCTATGGCCTCGACGCCTACAGGTTGGAGCGGCAGCCGTGACGTTCGGCGGGCAGACGGTCACGTTCGTGACCTACGAGAACACCGGCACCCGTAGGCCGCTCGGCGGTTACCAGCAGGCCGAAACCCTCGCCCCGGTAGCCGGCTGCCGGCATCGGCCACTGTCGGCGCGCGAGACCGCCGAGTACGACGTGAACGTAGCGACGGTCGTCTGGAAAACCACCGCACCGCCCGCACCGGCGGTGCTCGCGGCCAAGCAGGACGGAGAGATCCGTGTCGATGGCGTCGCCTACAAGATCATCGCTGGCCCACAGCACCACGTCGACATGGACGGGCAGCCGTTCAAAGTGACCATCCTGTCGCAGCGACAGACGAGCTAGGAGCTTGAATCATGGCCCAGTACAAGGTCGTTTCGCCGTGCGCGTACACCGTCGACGGCAAGGGCGTCCATCACAAGGTCGCCGGTGCTGTCGTCGACCTCGCCGAGGACGTAGCCAAGCGGCTCGGCAATGCGGTCGAGCGCATCGGCGGCACACCGCGCGGGCGCAAGCCGACCACCGCTACCGCTTCGGCTGATGACGACGAGTAGTGCGGACATCTTCGCCGAGATCGAGCAGAAGATCCGGCGCGATGCCGAGGTGAAACTCAAGACCAAACAGGCCGCCGAGGAAATCCGCGACGAGGTGCGCGCCGAGACGCCGGTGCGCACCGGCCGTGCCGTGGCCTCGGTGCATGTCGAGAGACGCAAGCCGCGCAACGGTTTACCGCACTGGTGGGTCGGTTCCCGGCTCTGGTACTTCCATTTCATCGAGGACGGCACCGGGCCAGACGCGCCAGGATCGCAATCGCCGTTCGGGCCGAACACGCCGACACCCGAGTTCGCGCCGTTCGGCAAGGTCGCTCACCGTCACGGCGGCACCGTCGACGGTGTGGAGGTGGATGGATGACCGCGCACACCGAGACACCCGACGACGTCGAAGAGGCGCTCGTGGCGTACCTCGGCGGGCTGCGGGACACCGCGATCACTCGCCGGCCCGGCGACCCGCTGCCGTTCACCCTGGTTCGCCACATCGGCGGCGATGAAAACCCCGACCTCGGGTTCGCCGATCCGCTCGTGTCGATCCGCACCCTGTGCGACAAGACGCTCGGCGAAGAGGCGGCGCGCGACACTGCAGCCGAAACGCATTCGTGGATGCTGCATCTCGCGCACCATCAGGACGACATACACATCAGCGGCGGCCGGGTCGTGAACTTCGACTACGTGACCGTGGTCGAATCGCCGCGCTGGTCACAGTTCGACGACGACCAAGTCCTGTGCAAGATCGCCCGCTACGGAATCGGGCTGTCCTACACCCGCACCTAATCAGCCGAACATTCCCCCGTCGCGGTCGCCGAGGGCCGCGGCGCGCGGCCGCGTGCGCCGCATTCCCGCCGGAATCCTTTCCGGCAGTTCAGTATCCGCGAAAGGAACAACTCACATGGCACAACCGAACACCGGTGTCAGCTTCAAGGCGTCCGGCCTGGGGATCTTCGACACCCTGCGGATTCGCCGCGGCGGCAAGTGGAACCTGCTTGTCCGCGACTACAAGGGGTCCGCTACCAACATCAGCCCGACCGGCGACTTCGGCGCCCCGATGGCGCTCGACGGTAACTGGCGCGACGACCTGCTCGCCGTCAAGAAAAACGCTAAGGGGCAATGGGTTTACAACAACAAGCCCAACCTCGGGTTTCATCTGCTCGGCGCCGCCAACCCCGACGGGTTCGCGCAAGAACACGACATCAACGTCGATGAGCTGGAAATTCTGCAGTCCATCGACCCGGCCCGCGTCGATCTCACGAGCCGCGCGAAGCGCATCGTGTTCACCGGCTACGAGAATAAGCCGCTGCTGCACCGGCTCATCAACGACCTGCCGCTCGATAACATCCTCGACCTCGGTTCGGGCACCTATTTCTCGGGCGAGTCGGCCGAGATCGACTTCTTCGAACGGCAGATGATCCTCATTCACGAGGACAAAGCGGGCGGCAAGCCCGAGCGTGTCGCGTTCCCAGTGTCGCGCTGCGTGCGTACCGGCATCGGCAACCTGACCGGCACCAAGACCGACCCGCTGTCGGCGCAGCTGACGTTCGCGCGGCTGCTGGACCCGTGGTTCGTCGACGGCGACGGTGCGCCGCTAATCGGGGGCGTGTGGGTGTCCGGTGAGGCGTGGGACGAAAGCGTGGCGCCCGGGCTGACGTTCGTGCCGCCCGCCCCGGAGGTCACCCCGACCGGCCCGACCGCGGCGACGATCACGTTCGCCGAGGTGCTCGGCGGTGCGTCGCCGTACACCTACTCAGTCGAGAAGTCGGCCAACGCGGATATGTCGTCTGCGTCGTCGGCGACGGTCGGCACCACCACGGTCGACGACGGTGTGGTGACGCTGACGCTCACCGGCCTGACCGCCTCGAGCACGTCGTACTTCCAGGTGACCGTGACCGACGCGGACGGCGATACCGCGCTGTCGATGGTGACCGCCGCGGCCACGCAGCCCGCGTCATAACCAAATCTCCCCGGCGGGCGTTGTCGGCTGGCGCCCGCCGGGGCCACCACCTCACAGCCGACAAGCCGAAACACCAACAGCCGAAAGGACAGTCGAACCATGACCGAAATCGACAAGGCCACCGCCGAGGCGCAGGAACAGGCCGACACCTACGACAGCTTCGCCCGCTCGGGCACCGTCACCGCGCCCAACGGCGAGGCGTTCACGGTGCGAAACCCACTGTTCTTCAACGCCGATCAACTCACCGCGTACAACCGGCTGCACCACCGCATGAACCAGTGCGACCGGTGGCCCGATGTCGAGAAGCCCGAGCAGAGGATGAAAAGCCGCCAGCCGGACGGCACCGAGGTCGAGACGTTCGTCGGTGCTCACACCGTGCGCGGCGACTACATCGAGCCATACCAGGAAAACGGCGTTCTGGTCGAGCCTCCTTACGAGGTGCAGGTGTGCCAGATCGTCATGGGCGACGAGGAATACGAGAAGTTCGCCGCGGCCGGCGGCAGCCCGCGCGAGGTCGTCGAACTCGTCAAGGAACTGCGTAGCGGCGTCGTGAAGCGAGCCGACTCCGACTCGAAAAGTGATGCAGGCGTTCGCGTTTTGGAGGATGGCGCCCCGACAGATCGCGAGTGATCTTCGCCGGTTCTTCAGTGGCTGCCATATTCGGGACTGGCACCAGGGCCGCATGAGCAGCTACGAGCTGCTCGAATTGTTCGGCGTCACGGTCACCGAGGACGAGGAAACCGAAACGCGCACCATCGTGGTCGAGTGGCCGCCCGAGGGCGGCGCGGTGGCCGCGGTGGTGCGCGACGGTGACCGGCCCGAGTGGCAGAAGATGCTCGCCCAGGTCGCGAACATCTCGGCGCTATTCCGTTCCGCGCATCTGCCCAAGGCCGAGACCGAGGTGTACGGCGAGCAGTTGTTCTTCCCGATCAGCAAGACGCGCGAGTTCATCGAGACACAGCAGGCCGTCGCCGATGGCGAGCTGTTCTCGTTCGTCTCCGACTAGGAGGTGTTGAGCCATCGCCATCCATCTGGACATCTATACCCGACTGCGCGACAACGATATTCGACGTGACGCCGACCGGCTGCACCGCGAATACGACCGCGCGGGGCGCTCGGCGGGTGCCGCGTTCGGTGACCAATTCGCGGCGGGTGCTCGGCGCTCGACGCCGGCGGTCACCCGCGCTATGTCGCAGGTGGAACGGGCGACCGACAAAGTGGCTGCTGCGCTTGGCCGCGTCAACGTCGAGCAGGCCAAGTATGACGACCTGGTGCGGTCGGGTTCGGCGAGCCGGGCGCGGCTCGTAGCGCAGTATGAGCGGCTGGAAACCGCGCAGCGCCGCCATCGCTCGACGATCCGCGACGCGATTCGCGCGCACCGCGATCTGTCAACGGCGACCTCGGCGGCTGTCGCACCGGTCGGCGGGCTGCTCGGCACCATCGGCCGTCTCGGCGGGTCGGCGACTGGCAGCGCGGCGAGTGTCTCCCGACTCGGTGGCGCAATCGGCGGCCTAGCCACCGCCGCATCGGCCACGGTCGTGGTCGCCGCGGCGGCCGAGATGCTGTTCGATGTGGGCCGCGCCGCGGTCACCGCGACACAATCGCTGTGGCTGCTGCCCTCGGCGCTCGCCGCCGCCGGCACCGGGTTCGCCGCGCTCAAGATCGGGTTCCTCGGGTTCGCCGACGCGATCAAAGAGGTTCGCGACCCCGAGAAGTTCGCCGAGGCACTGCAATCGCTATCTCCGAACGCGCAGCAGGCGGCGCTGTCGATCCGCGAGCTTATGCCCGCGTTCGACGGTTTGAAGAACAGCGTGCAAGACTCGCTGTTCGCCGGTGTGGCGCCACAGATCGAGGCGCTCACGCAGCAGTACCTACCGACGCTCGAGTCGATGCTGTCCAGCGTCGCCGGGTCGTTCAACACGATGTTCAGCGACGCAGTCGGTGTGCTGCAGGCGAATCCCGACCTCATCGAGAACATCTCGACCAACGTTCAGACCGCGTTCCGCAACCTCGCGCAGGCTGCCGGCCCGCTCACCGAGGCACTTACCCGGTTGATGAGCGTCGGCTCGGATTTCCTGCCAGGGCTAGCCGACGCCGCCGCGAACGCGGCCACCGAGTTCGCCAACTTCGTGGCCCAGGCCGCCGCGACCGGCGACCTGCAGCGCTGGATTCAGGACGGCATCACCGCCGCAAAGGAACTCGGCGACGCGATCTGGAACATCGGCAAGATCATCTACGACACCTTCGGGTCGGCCAAACCTGAAGAGTTCCGGCAGTCCTTGGACAGCATCGTCAACACGATCAACTTCGTTGGCAATGCCATCACCGGGCTGCAAACGGTGTGGAACGGGTTCGCTACGGCCGCCGAGTGGGCGATCAACCGCGTCATCGACGCCGCCAACACGCTGTTGACCCCGCTGCGGGCCGCCGCGGGCATTCTCAGCATGTTGCCGGGTGTCGAGATGCCTACGGCGATCCCGTACGTCAACGCGCCGGTGGCAGGCACCCCGGTTCCTGCGGCGGGTGCCGCGGGCGGCATCGGCGGCGCGGCTGCCCTCGGTGGTCGCGCGGGTGCCGGCGGGCTGGCCGGGTTGGCCGGCCCGACCGGGTGGTCCCCCCGCCCGGTGCCCGCACCGCCGCCGGATAGTGGCCGAGGCAGCGGCCCGCGGCTGCCAGACGCGCCAGTGGTGCCGTACGACTCGACGCTGCCGCCGGGGTTCGACGGCATAGCGCAGACCGCGGGCGGTTTCTCGGCGCTGTCGAGCTACTTGGACGCCCGTCACGACCTGGCCGAGAAGCAGGCCCGGTTGGAGCAACTCGAACGCGACAACAACGCCACGGCCGACGACCGATTGAAGGCCCGCAACGACGTCATCGAGGCCGAGCAGGATTTGCAGGCCGCCGAGTTGCGGCTGTACGAGGCCCGCGACAACGCCTACGGGCAGATGGTGAAGTCGGGCAACCGCTATGCCACGCAGCTCGGGGAGATCGGCGCGCAGCTCGATCAGGATTTCGGCATCAGCAGGGGTTTGGCCGGGATCGCCGAGAACATCACCAAGTTCGTTGCCAACCTCGCTGCTGCGCCGCTGCTCGGCCAACTAAGCGCCATCAGCCAAGCGTCACCGTCGCAGGGTGGCCACGGCCTCATGGGAATCCTCGGCGCGCAGGGAGTCTTCGGCCCGAGGTTCACTGGCCTCGCTCAACAGCAGTACGGCTACGCCGCATCGGCATTGGGACCGGCCGCACTACGCCCGGGCTACGGCGGCTACCTCGGCGATGCTGCGCTGCTCGCGAACGTGCCCGCCGGTACCTACTCGCAGACCGGCATCGCCGACCTCACCCGCGGCATCGGTGACTGTTCGAGCGCCGTTGAGGATCTCGTCAACCTGCTCGACGGGCGGCCGACCGGTGGCCGGTCGATGTCGACCGGGAACGCCGCCGAGTGGCTGACCTCGCGCGGGTTCCTGCCCGGGCGAGGTGGCCCCGGCGATTTCCGCGTCGCGTTCAACAGCGGACACATGCAGGCGACGTTGCCCGGTGGCACCCCGTTCAACTGGGGCAGCCAGGCCGCGGCGGCCCGTCGAGGGATCGGCGGCACCGGCGCAGACGACCCGGCGCTGACGCAGCACTACTACCGACCGGTCGACTCGTCGGGTGTCACGCCCGGCAGCGAGCTCTACTCTCCGGCGAACACGCACCCCGCGCTCACGAACCCAGCCGCGCCGGCGGCTGGCGTCTCGGCGCCGTTCACCCCGGGGCAGTACGGCGGCGTGGCCCCGGCCTCGGGGCCGGGTGGGGGCGGCGGCATCGGCCTCACTGGCGGCGGCGCCCTCGGCCTCGCGATGGAGGCTGGCGGCGCGGCGCTCAACGGCCTCGCGCCGGGTGCCGGCCAGGCCGCGCAAACCGGCATCAAACTGCTCAACCGGGGCATCGAGTTCGGCGGGCAAGCGGTCGGCATCGGCGTCAACGGCCTCATCGAGACGCTCGTGCCGTTCGGCGGCTCGGAGATGGCCGCCAACAACTGGGTGACTCGCATTGCGGGCGCATTCGCAAGTGCCGCACCGGCATTGCCCAACCTCGCCGGCGACCAAGCAGGGCCGAGCGCCGAGCAGGTTGCCGGCGTCGACCCGAACACCACGCAGCACGGCCAGGCCGCGGCGCAGCCACCCGGCCCGGTGAGCATCACGGTCAACAACCAGCGCGCCACCGAGGACGGCACCGGCCGCGACATTGCCTACCACTGGCAGCAGGCGCACGCAGCACCGGGGAGGGGATGAGATGACGACCAAGCGTTACCCGGCCGGCCAGATCACCTCTCACGGGTGGTACCACGTGACCAAGGGCACCCGGCCGATGATGTGGCTCGAATCATGGGACAAGACAGTCCGATTCGACTTGCTCGGTGGTTTGGCCGCGCCGTTTCACGACCCGACCGAGCCCGAATGCGTGGAGCTGGTGAGCCTCAAGGGGCTGATCGCACCGTGGAAGCACATTCAGCAGAAGGGCGCCACGCAGGACGGCATCACGCACGTCGACGCGCTGCTCGACCCGAACGAAATTGAGATGACGGTCAACTGTGTTGGCCGTACACCGAATCACGCCGTCGAGGTGGCCCGCGACCTCATCGCGTCCATCGACGCCATTAACACGGCAACGGTGAATTTCTTCACGCCCGACCTCGGTCACTGGTGGTCGGATATTCGGTGGCTCAACGGCGCACCGCAAGACGCGCTCAACGTGGTCGCTCACGGCAAGCCGCTGTCGCTGCGGCTGCAGGGAGACGCCGGTCTGTGGCGGTCATATGACAACGTGTCGATGTTCACGTTCTCCTACGAGGACATGACCGACACGTTCACCGAGGATAACCGCAGCACAAAGGATCTCGGTGACGTGCCGCAGTACTACACCGGCGACGGTGGCGGCTACTGCACATCGGATGGCGACCGCATGGTCTGGGTTGATGACCCCGACGACCCGTTCGCCACCGAGTCGCGGCGCGTGATTAACGGCCCGTGGCCCGGGTTCGAGACCGCTACCGACAATCAGGTCATCTCGCAGGTTCACGGCGGCGTTCAAGAGTGGTCGGTGCCCGAGTCCGCGCGCAACATCCTTGGTGGCCGCATGGGGCGCGACAGCGGCGATGCCTGGGATGGTTCGGGCGTTTTCGCCGAGTACGGCATTGGCTACGTTCGGCTGTTCTACACCGACGAGTTCGTCGAGCACACGATGCGCGTCGAGCATCTGCCTATGCTCGTGCCGCCGGCGCCCGGTGAGACATTCACGCTGGTATGCGGTTACGACGGCGACCCGCGCCTGTTCAAGGTGCTGCGCAACGGCAACCCGATCCTGACGCACAAGGAAACCGGCAGCGGCTCGCCGCTCGGCCCGAACAACCGCGGCGCCGGCAACGGCATGTTCGCCGCTGCGGCCGTGCTCACCCAGGCCACGCCGGCGGCCATTCGCAAGATTTCGGCCGGGGACAACGCCTCGATGACGCAGTCGGGGTGGCTCGACCGGGTGAACATCGGCGATCAGAAGATGTACGACGACTACACCCTGTTTGGTCCCGGCACATTCCGACTGTACGACGGCCCCGGCGCCAACGAATATGTCGAGTTCGGTCCACTACTGCAGAACCAAATCGTGTTCCTGCGCACCGACCCGCGCGTGAACACCACGCTCGTGCACGACCTTACGGTTACGCCGCCCTCACCGCAGGATCTCAACATCTTTCAAGAGGCCGTGACAAAGCTGCTCAAGCTGACCGGCGTGAACGGCACCGCGATGGAGAACCAGATCAGGTCGCTGTTCGGCATTCGCACCGCGCAGGGCAATCTCTACAAGTATCTCAAGGGCCGGTTCTCCGAGCGCGCCGCGATCCCGCCGAAACCCGCCGGCCAGCCGGCGCCGACGTATCGCGTCAAGGTCGAGATCGTCGGCGGGAACGCTGATTCTAAGGTCATCGCGGCTGGCACGCCGCTGCGTAGGAGTCCGTTCTGATGGCTGCGTCGAGCACCGACCTCGAGGTGTGGCGGGCCGCGATTCAATCCGGCAACCCGTACCACATCGCTACGACCGCGCGTCGGCTCACCGAGAAGAAATCGAAGGTCGACACCGAGTTTCGGTTCACGGTGTGCGACAAGATGTGGCAACCCATCGGCTACGTCGGCAACGATCTGATGGAAGGCTCGGGGGCCAGTCCGTGGAATGACACGCCGACGTCGCGCCTGGTGCTCAAGGGCAACAGTCCGTTGATCCCAATGTTCATGGACTGCCGCAACACCCTCGTGGGCGTCATCGTGGAGACTGCCGGCATTCGCGAGGCGTTCTATACGAAGGTTCATCGCTACCGCTACGAGAACAGCGAGTGGACGGGCACCGTTGAGCTGCGCGGTATTTGGGACATTCTGAACTACTACGTCATATGGCCCTCGTGGTGGCTGCCGATCCAAGCGCAGCCGTTCTCGCACGCGGTGTTCATGTGGGCGCTGCAGACGGTGCTCGAGAACATGGTGGCCGAGTGTGCAATTCGGTTGCAGTCGGGCTGGCTGGAGTTCATCAACAACGGGCTGTCGCTCAACCCGCAACTAAAGGCGTGGCTCGGCACCGTGCTGCAGGCGCTCAAGCGTGACGGGTTGAGCGTCGACACGTTCACGCGCATGTTGCGCACGCCTATGTACGTCAAGAGGACGAATCCGTTCCTCGACACCAGCCCGATGGCGGCCGAAACGGTGCGCATGGAAACCGTGGGTACGGTCATCAAGCGCATCACTCGGCCGTACGGCGTGACCGCGAGCGTTGATCTGTTTCTGCCCGGCGACCCGCAACCCGACCAGTGGGTGAACCTCGATCAGCCCACCTACGTGTTCTCCACGCGCGATGGCTCACAGATCGAGGGGCCGACGAAAACCGTTGCCGACTCGGTGATCCGAACTGTTATCGACCTCGGCGGTGCGCTCGGCGGCATCTTCAAGCCGGTCATCAAGCAGGTGCCCGGTATGGAGGGCGTGTTCTACGCACCGCGGCTCGGCGTCGATTTCGAGCAGCCATATGCCTACGTGGTGGCACCCGAACCGGGCGAGGACTCGTCGATCATCTCGTGCGAGATCGCAGACCATACGCCCGAGGGCTGGCAGCACATCATCGGCGGCCGCAGCCCAAAGTGGTTGAACGACTTACTAAATGCGACATTCGCGTGGGCCATTGACAGCCTGATGATCGCGGTCGGGTTCACCGGCATTCCCTCGGACCTGCTGTCGGGGTTCCTGAACAACGCATTCTTGGCGTTTCAGCTGATCCAGCACTACGAGCGCCGCGACGAGGTCGGGCCGTACCACCCAGCCATCGAGCGTATGCACGCCACCGCGTCGGCGCCGTACAACGTCGAAACGGTTTTCGCATTCATCAATGCGCTGTTCGACTCTCAAGGCCACACCACGGCGCAAGTCACGTTCCGCAACGGCGACCAATACGCGCTGGGCCGCGACATCTTCAAGGGCGGTCTGATGAGTCTGGTGTACCTCGCCAGAACTCGGATGATTACCGACTACGTGACTAACTACATGTGGCGTGTCACGCCCGATGAGCAAGCGGTCACAGTGCAGTTGGGCGACGGTCGGCGCGACGAACCCACACTCGCCAAGTACCAACGGTTCATCACCGAGGCGTTCGAGGCGATCAACTCACTCACCCTCGCCCCGCAATCCTGATGGGAGACAACACTCATGGCATGGCCCATCGTTGAATACAACGGCGCACCGCACTACCACGGGCAAGGCGACTTCTTAATACCGGTCGACCCGTCCACCGGTATGGCGGTCATCATGCTGCGGCACGACGGCGGCATCGGATCGGGATTGACTGCCATCGAGAAAGGCGACCCGGGCGTACCGCCGAGTTTCGACCCCGACGTGCCGGTCACCGAACTCGCCTATGACGACCCGACGCCGGCCTCGGGCACGTGGACCCAGATTTCGCCTCCGACCGGCAATGACCCTGGCCTGTGGCAGTTGAGCCTCACGCTGCACGGCGCCGCGCCCGGCGGCAGCAGCGGCGGCGCGACACCGAAGCCGGCAGATTTCGGCGGCGGCACCGCCGGCCAGGTGCTCGCGGTGAACAATGCCGCCGACGAGTTCGAGATCGTCGACCAGAAGATTCCCGAGGTGTTCTACCCGGGCGAGATCGACAACGTCGGCTCGGGCAACGTCAACGCGACGTTGTGCAGCATCAACATTGCGCCGCGGCCGTGGGCGCGGCGCGTGCGGGCGCAGGGCTACACCGTGGTGACCGGCGAGGCCGCCGATGTGCGCGTCGACCTCGTTGCACGACTGAACAACGCGGGTAGCGGCAACATCGTCGGCCACTGCATCGGCATCGCCAGCACCGAACGGCTGATGTTCGCACCCGGCAAGCCGATCAACCCGGGCACCGTGTCGGACACCTACGACACCATCGCCGCCGGTGAGAGTGCCACGCTGTACGTGCGGCTCGAACGGAAGGCCGGTTCCTCGACCTACACCGCGTCGGCGTCGGCCTCGATGTTCTCTGCGGAGGTGTGGCCGCTCTGATGTCCGTAGAGATGCCCGATTGGGCGTCGAACATTCCCTCGGCGCCCATCCATCAGAAACGTCCCGGCGCCGAGCTGGTGCGACCATTCACCTCGCAACAGCTCGCCGAACTTGGCGGCCAGCTCGTCGAGCAGTTCCTCAAGCAGGTGGTGCTCGCGTTGGCCGGCATATTCGTTCCAGGCAAGCTCGGCTCGGCGTTCGACCAATTGCGCGACTGGGCCGACAACCTCGGTGACGAGATCACCGACCAGATCCGCGACAACGCCGGTATCGACCTGTCATCGTGGGAGGCGTTTCTGGCGTCGCTCGATGACGGCAAGGGCATCGACCTGCCGTTCATCACCGCGTTCATCGCTGGGGCGCAGCAGTTTTTCGACGGCATCGACTTCACCGCGCCGGATTTCGATCCGCAGGACGCGGCGCGCGAGTTTGTGCGCACGGTCGTGCAGCCGTTCCTCAACATCGTGTCGCGCATCGTTCCGGCGCTGCTCGGGCCGCTGCCGATCGGACTGCTGACCGATCAGCGTGTGTCGCTGCTCTACGAGGGCGGGTTCGACGACCCGGTGACGATCGTCGAGGGCTCTGGGTACACGCACGACGCTACCGACGGCGCGCCCGGTTCCTCGCCGCTCGGCTGCGCGGTGGTGGATTGCGATGGCCAGTGGCACATTCTGGCGTCCGAGCTGATCCCGGTGGCGCCCGGTTGGGTGCTCAAGTCAGGGGCCGACGTCAAGTATCAGTCGATGGTTGCTACACCGTCGTCGAACGCGATCCGCGTCGAACTCGTTCCGTACAACGGCGATTCGCCTGGGGCGGCGGTGTGGATGGCCAGCGATGAATCCCCGGCCGGGTCGCCTGACTGGGACGGGTTGAACGCATGGGGCGAGTACGTTGTGCCCGCGACCGGCGTCACCGGTGTTGTGGTGCAAACCGTAGTTTCACCGAATGCCAGTAGCGGGCGGTGCAAGTTCGACAACGTCTATCTGCAAGCGACGCAAAAGATTCCGCAGTTCTTCACCAAGGACTTGCCCGAGGACTTAAATAGTCTGTTCAACTGGATCGGCTCGCTGATCGACAACCTTCTGTCGGCGCTGGGAATCACCCCGGCGGGTAGTCTTCTCGACCGGATTTTCGACCTGTCCGACGAGCTGGAATGGATTCAGCAGAAGGCGCGAGACGGGGCAGAGGATGCGCTCGAAGCGTTGAGCAATCTCGGCAACCTGATCTCGGGTCTGGCGACCAATCCCACTGCGTGGCTGGCAGCCCTGCCTCAAAGCCACATCACCGGTCTGACTGGTGCGCTGTCAACGTTGGGTAGCAACATCAACAGCGCGGTGAGCGATATTGCGGGGGCTATCTTCGCCGGTTGGCGCGGTTCGTCGTCCGGTGGCAGCCACACCGTGACCGACATTCAGCAGACCATCGAGATTATCGCCAAGGCGGTCTACGGCGGCTACACCGTGGAGACCATCACCAGCAATCAGACATGGACACGGCCGTTTGACCCGTCAGAGTGCCTGGAGTTCTGGGCCGTCCCCGTTGGTGGAGGTGGGCGCGGCCAGGTGGGCAACACCGCCCGGCCCGATACCGATGAGGTGCGGACAGTTGAAGGCGGGCTAGGCGGCATCGACGGCGGCTACTTCGCGGTGCAGCTGGACCCCGAGGACATTCCCTCGACGGTCACCTGCACGATCGGCACCGCAGCGACGACAGCCGGTGCAACAGGCGGCGTTACCTCGTTCGGCAGCCTGGCCTCCTCGGTGCCCGGTATCGGCGCGATTAGTAACGGTGTGGGTTTCGTTGCGGCAGCGTCTAAGCCAGGCCGTGGAGGTGATGGCGGCAGTGCGTTCATGTCGCGCGCGGGTAGCGTCTCTCACACCTCGTATCCCGGTCGCGCTGGTGAGGCATCAGCTCTGGCGGCCGGTGGCAACGCGGGCGCGGCGAACGGCGGCACCGGCGGCAACGGCGCGGCGGCCTCGCTGGTCGGTGAGCGCAAGGCTGGTGGTGGTGGTGGTGGCGGTGGTGGAGGCCGCTCGGGTAACTCCCTGGGCACGATCACCGGCGGCACAGGCGGCAACGGCGGCTTCCCCGGCGGTGCGTCCGGCGGTGGCGGTGCAGCCGTCAACATCAGCACGACTGGCTTCAATGTGGCAGCCGGACAGCCTGGTACGCCCGCTAACGGCTGTCTGTTCCTGATCTACAAGCTGGAGGCGTAACCAGATGGCACAAGCAGAACTGCTGGACACCGATATGGGCACGTGGTGCCCGGTCACGTTGCACTACAGGATCACCGACGGCGACGAGATCAGCTACCTCGCGGTCACGCGACTCGACTTTGTGACCGCGAGCGGCCGCGTTGAGGCGTTCGCCTGCGATGAGAACGGCGTGGCGTCAACGCTGACCCCGCTATGGGTTGTCGACGGCGACATGCCGCACGCAGACGCCTTGGCCGACCAGGGTTACGAGGTGGCCTGATGGCCTGGGCGCCAACGCCCACCATTCCGCAACGGTCGCACCGCCCAGCGTGGTTTCCCAACGCGCCCGAGCCGCAACCTGTTGAGCATCGTCCCGGGTGGTTCCCGCGCTGGCGGTTCGACGTCGCCGATTCCGGTGTCGGAGAAGACGACGCAGCGTTGGTCGTGCCGCGCCTGCTTGCGGCCGACAGCGGCCTCGGCGTCGATGCTGCGTCGCTGACGCGCGTCGGAACGTTCGGCGTCGACGCTGGCCTCGGTGCTGACTCGGCGCTCATGGTGCCCGGGCTTCTCGTGCTCGACTCGGGTATCGGCGTCGACGAGGCGGGGCGCATCGGCCTGCATGGCGTCGACGGCGGTCTCGGCGCCGACAGCGTAGTTGCGATGAAACCTGGCTTTGCGGCGGTTGATTCGGCGGTCGGCGCGGACATGCTGACGTACCTAAAACCGGGTGTCACCGCTGTCGACGCCGGTCTTGGCGCGGACGCGGGAACCATCGCATTCACTCCAATGTCGCCGGTCGCGACCAGCTACACGACTGCTGGCACGTTCACCTACACGATTCCGGTGTGGTGCCGCTACATCGACATCGTGCTCTGCGGTGCGGGCGCTGGCGGTTCCGGCGGTGCTGGCGGGTTCGGTGTCGGCTCGGGCGGCAACGGCGGCGCATGGGCTTCTGTGACCATCGAGCGTGGTGTGCATATCCCCTGGACTGCAACGACGATCACCATCGTCGTCGGTGCTGGTGGAGGCGGCGGCTCGGGCGGTGTGCTCGGCGCCGATGGGTCGCCAGGCCAGCAGTCGACGGCTTCTGTGTCTGGCTGGAGCCTGGCCGCTGCAGGTGGCACCACCGGCGGGTTCGGGGCTGGGCAGGGCGGGAAGTCACCCGGAAATCACAGCTTCAACGGCTCGACGTACATCGGTGGTAGCGGCGACAGTACCCCACCCGGTTCAGGCGGGCGCGGCGGTAACGGCGGCTTGTTCTCTGGGTCAAACGGTTCGACCGGCGCCCCCGGTGGCGCTTGGGCGCGTGCCTATCAGTAAGAGGAGAAAAAGAAGTGGAGCTGCTGTTCGTTCCCTGCCCATTATGCGGATTTGATGTGGCGGTTCCGCTACTCAGCGAGGGCGACCATATGCGCGCCCCAGATCTGTTGCCCAACATGAACTCTCACGTCATCTCGGTCCACGAGATGGACGTGAGCGGGATGTAACGAAGAGAGGGTTTCAATGGCCACGTATGAAGCTGCCCACCGGCGGGCCTGCGCCGCGGCGATCTGCGCGCTCGGCAACCGAATTGGTCTCTACGCCGGATCAACCCGCGTCGGCACCGTCTACGGCGACACCACATGGGGCACACCGGTCGACATCACCGAGGGCGGCGTCGACAAGGCCCAGGTGACCGGATCAACGGTCACGATCACCATCCCAGGCGGCACCGTCTCAAACGGCACCGTCATCAACGGCTACGGCATCTTCAACGGATCGACGCTGCTGCGCCGCGAAACCCTACCCGCGAGCATCACCGTCAACGACGGCTCGCAGACACTCAACGTCGACGTGACACCGCGATTCAAATACCGAGGCGAATGATGGACCGCTACACCGTGTTCGGTATCGAGAAGCCGTTTCCGTGGGTCGGTGCGATCGGCTGCGGGCTGCTCGTCAGCCTCGCGGTTATGGCCCTGGCGCACGTCGCGTTCATCCGTGGTTGGTGGCCGATCGACGAGCTCATCGAGCGCGAATCCCTGTTCCACTTCTGACCTAACCCCGACCTCGACCCCGCAGCCGGACTGGCGCGGGGTTTCTTTATGCCCGAAGGGAGTTCCGCACATGCCGATCTTGCGCGCGAACGTCGACTACGCATTCGCCATCGCTCGCGCCCGCAACCGCAAACCGTACGGCTACGGCGGCGTCTGGGTGCGCAACGACGTCAACCGGACCACCGACTGTTCGGGCATCGTCACGCACATTCTCGACGCGCTCGTGAACGGCGAGCGCATGTCGTGGTCGCGCCACGGGCTGTCGACCGAGGCATATCGCTACGTCGGTCCCGCTGGCTCGCGTGGCCCGTTCGGCACGATCCGAGTTGCTCGACCGCAGGACATCCCCGCCGACGCCGCGCTGCGCATCGGCCTCATGCACGGCCCCGGCGGCGGCGCGAACTCACACATGGCCTGCACGCTCGAAGGCGTCAACATCGAATCCCGGGGCGGCACCGTGACTTCCGGCGGTGGCCAGTGGGTCGGCGGCTCGGCGCGGGGCTACAACAACAGCCTGTTTCACGACTGGTTCTACCTGCCCGGGCCGATCGTCGGCACCGGCAGCAGCACGCCCCCGCCGCCGACCGCACCCGGGTCCGTCTACCTCGGCCGCGACTGCGCGCGCTACGAGTGCACCGGCGATCGCGTGCTCGCACTACAGGAACGGCTCAACTCCCACTACCCCGCCTATTCCGACCTCGACGAGGACGGCGAATTCGGCCCCGCAACCGAGGGCGTCGTGCGCGAGTTCCAGCGGCGCTCGGCGCTCGTGATCGACGGCGTCGCCGGACCCGCCACCCTCGCCGCACTCGGCCTGTCATTCCAACCACAGGAGGTACCACCCGTGACCGCACCGAAACCCATCATCGTCGGACCCGCCGACGACCAGCTCACCATGCGGTTCAACTGCCTCGGCGCGCAGACTCTCGTCGAGGCGGTCGCCGAGATCCGCGACAAGGTGCTCGGCACCAACGATCGCGGCAAGCCCGGCGTGGTGATGAAGTGACCGAGCTGCGCATCGGCTCGTCCGGGCCGCTCGTCGCCGCCTGGCAGCGCGCGATGGTCGACCGGTTCGAGGCGTACGCGCTCGCCGCTGACGGCGGGCCGCTGCGCGTCGACGCCTATTTCGGCTACGACGACGCGGCGGTGCAGCGCGAGTACGAACGCCGCACCGGTCAGCCGCAAGACGGTGTTGTCTCCGAGGCGGACCTGCGCGCCCTCGGCCTGCTCGACACCCCGGCGACCAAACCGCGCCACCTGGCGATCGTGTTCCGGGGCACCGGCGGCGCGATCGGCCAGGACTACGTTTCGCGCGTCTGCCAGGGCGCCGCCGATCTCGTCGAGGAACGAAACCCCGAGTTCCCGGCAAGCGTCGGCGGGCTGCCGCCCGGTGCGCCGAACTCACCGTCGATGAACAAGGCCGTGCAGATCGGCGTCGCCGCCGGCGCGGCCGAGATCCGCTCGGGCCGCTCGTTCGTGCTCGGCGGTTACTCGGCGGGCGCGATCGTGGCATCGCGGCTGCGCGCCATGCTCGAGCCGGGGCAGCCGCTCGCCGCCTACCGCGAGAACTACGTGTGCGGGTTCGCGTTCGGCAACCCGTGCCGGCCGTTCGGGCACACCTACTACCTCGGCGCGATCCCGAACGGTCGCGGCATCTCCGACTTCCAACTGCCGCGCTCGTGCTGCACGTGGGACTGGTGCGAGCTGGTCCACCCCGACGACATGTATGCGAACGTGCCGCTCGGCGACGCGGGCGACATCATGACCGCGATCTACCAGGCCGTGGTCGAGGTCGAGCTTTCCGATCCGCTCGGCACGCTGCGCGCCATCGTGGCGTCAATTCCGCGCGTGCTCGCTGAGGCCGGCATCAAGCTGCCGCTGTTCGCGCCGCCAGCCGCGAGCGCCGAGCCGGCCGCCGCGGCCGCGATGCTGCTGCCGGCGTTGACCGCGACGCTGCCGGGTCTCACCGGCGCCGACCCAGCCCGCCCATCCGGACCGGCGGCGGCCGTGCAGGCGGCCATCATCGCGCTGCGGTTCGCGGCCTCGGGCACCGCGCCGCACATCAACTACCACGCCTGGGAGGTATGGCCCGGGCAGACCTACCTCGGCCTGGCCATTCAGCACGTGCGCGACTGGGCAAGTCGCACACCGGTCCGCAACTGAAAGGGAGACGATCGCCATGTTCGACAAACTGACACCTGCACGCCGCCAATGGCTTTACGGCATCATCGTGGCCGCCATAGCCCTGGCTGTCGGATACAAGGTCATCGCCCCCGAGCACGCGCCGATGTGGCTCGATCTGGCGGCCAACGTGCTCGGTATCGGCGGCACCGGCACGGCCGGATACATGCTGTCCCAGCAGCGCAAAGACGGCATTCTGTGATCGCTGACGCACTGCGCGCCGCCGCCGAGATCTACGAGCCCGACGACACCATCGGTCTGCTCGGCCTACTCGTCGTCAACGGCGCGGCCATCATCGCGGCGATCGGCACCATCGTGCTCAGCATCATCACCGTCCGCGGCCAACGCGCCGGCCAAGACCGGGCACGCAAGATCGACGCCAAGACCGACGAGATCCACGAACAGGTCGTCAACACCCACGACACCAACCTGCGCGCGGACTTCGACGAGCTGCGCGACCTGGTCACGGACGGGTTCAGGCGCGTCGAACGCGACATCGGCGGTATCCGCGAGGAGATTCGCACCGAGCGCAAGGAACGCATCGCCGGTGACCGTCGGCGATGCGAAGCATGATGCCGCGACGCCGCTATTCCGGTTCTGCTGGCTGGCCCGGCCGCTCGCGGGTTTGCATAGGTTCTATCCTTATCGTGGACGAGACGCATGCGATGCGATGCGATGGACGTCACCATGGGACGAGCAGGTGCGCGCTGCAGCAAAAGCAACCACATGAGAGCTACGCCACAAAGGTATAGATGCTGTGGGATCGCACATCGCATGTGTTATCTATCAGCTATGCCAATTTGCGCACCTCGACACACCCGCCGCTCATGACGAATTACGGATTTCGCCTGTTTCAGGTCGGGGTCTACCGGAATGGTCGTGGTGATCCATGTGCCGTTGATGCGATCGGTGACGACAAGCAGCATTTCCGTGATTACTTGTTTGACCTGGCGAATCGGAAGAAGGACTGCGTTGTACACGGTAGTCCGCCCCGTTCGAAGGAGGAGGGAGACTCCGATGAGTCGGCAGACGTCGACGATCATGAATCGGTCGATGACGACGCTGAGCAACAGCCGACTGGAGCGAAGCGTCCGCGTCCAGTACTAGTCATCACCGACGTGTCCTTTCGCGGTGACCATGTCGTGATCGAATATCTCTATGGTCGCGACCTCGGCTATACCCACGCTGGCTATTCCGAGCAAGACACCACCGCCAAGGCAGTGCGGATTGCGAACCTAAAGTCGGTCAGGCCGTATCGATCGGTATTCATGTTCCCTGATGTTGGCAACTCCGGCGTCGTAGCCGTCGAAGATGCTAGCCGCGCACACGCCTCCAAGAAACTCGAACAGTGGCTAAAGGCGTGGGCGCGCGAAGAAGCCCACGCCGTCGCCGAGATCAAGCGGAAAGAGACAGGCAAAAAGAGCATCAAGCCGGTCTGGTGGTCAATGCGTTTTACGCCGCTCAGCGACCCCGAACGCCTCGCTGCTTTGATGAAGAACGGCACAAGCAGCAAGATCGTCCTCACGAAACAAGGCGGTTCCGACGCCAGAACTCCCGGCCGTTCTCCGCTCAAGGTCGAGATGGGTCTGGATGAGCCCGCGTCGATAGCTAAGGCGCGTAGGCTCATCACAGGATGGCTCCCAAAGTTCAATCGGACACCACAGGCCGGCGATGCACAGGTGGCCGCGAACCGCGAGCTGGCAGCAGTCCTTGCCGATAACTACCAGGGGTTCGACGAGGAAGACTACGACGACGCCTGGATAGAAGTGAAAGACGCCGCGGGGAAGGCGAAAAAGATCAGTCCGTCGAGGTGGGCCGACATCTTCATCTACCCGGTCAGGAACAGCACGGAATGTCCCCCGCCAGCGCTATTCTATCGGCGAGTCCAAGAGTCAGTGCGGCCGCTCGAGAAGTCGCTGGAGCTGTCAATCGACTGGGCAGGATGGGGTGGTGACAGTGGATAGATTCAACATTGTTCCGCTGATTCGAGGCCAGATCAAAGGGCTCACTCTCGGGACCCGCCCCGGTCAACGCGATTACGTCGCCTTGACCATCTTGTTCGGAATCCCCGGCCTCCTGCTGTTGGCCGCGATCAAATGGAACTGGAGTCTGATAGCACCGATCCCTCTCCTGACTGCGGTTGCACTGCTTGCCGGCGGAACCCTCAGCGCGTTCGGGTCCTTGTCGACTCTTCGTCTGAAGCTGACTGAGTGGTCAGAAAGCCATGACGGCAAGGACGTCTACCGCGACAGTCTCGATGAGAGCGTTGCGCACCTCTTCATGATTGCGCTCGCGTGCGTCGCGGATGCGGCCACGCTGGTCGTTGGCCTGAATGTCACTAGAGGGCAGCCAGGGACACCACTTCAGGACGCGGTTACTTGCGCGCCCGCGTACATCGCGATCGCCATCACGGCGTATATTTTCTTGGCGTTCATCATGGTGCTGCCACGCCTGTACTGGGCGTACGTGAAGATGAATCGAGTCTCACCGCAGCTCAACGGTTTTGATGCCACAAAGTGACTCTCATTAGGTCGCGTTGCGCCTTCGTCGCATGACGGAATGCACGCTGCCGAAGCTGTCGTTCAGTGCCGCAAGTCAGTCCGCGCACCACGCCCCGGACGTTCCTTGTTCCACTGATCGATCGTCTTAACGGTCCAGCCGCGCACCGTGCCGCGCGGCAGGGTGCCGTCGTCGTTGATCGGGCCGACGATGACGTCCGGGTCGGGGAGTTTGATTTTCGACAAAGAGCCGACCGCCAGGCCGAGGTGTTCCTCGACCTGGGCGCGATTCAAGTAGGTCCGGGGACGACGGGTCACCGGGCCCATCCGCGGACGACGCGGTTGCCGAGCTGGACGATGACGAGAGCGCCGTAGGCGGCCCACAGCCACCATGGAATGCCAACGGTGGTGTCGAGTGCGAGGAACACTGCGCCGGTGCTGGCAGTGGCGACCAGATCGTAGTTGCGTTTGAGCAGGTCCATGCTGGTGATTCTCCCTTTGGTGGTCGGTATCATGGTGTTTTCCGAGGGACCCGGGCGCGCCTCCCGCGCCCGGGCTTCTCGGTCACCGTTTCCGGTGACGGCCTCGGCGTTTGCGCCGCTTCCCTGGGCGGGGCTTCCGGTTCTGGACTACCGCGATGGTGTTGACCACCAGGGTGAGTACCGAGACCAGGAGCGCCCATCGGGCTTCTGTCATTTCCTCCTTTCTGCCTGCGGGTCTGTCCCGCTGACACACATAACTTTACCCTAAACAAGGGTGTAGTGCCACCCTCCAGAAGGGGTGTAGTCGTACTCGATCTCCTGTGTGTCATTGATTCTCTGGCGATGGCTGCACGCTCATCGAGTAGCCCATCGACGGCCGCTGTCGACCGCACCGGCGCACCGTCGGCTGCGCACGCCGCCCGGAACGCCGTCAGCGCGCGCAGCTCGGAATCGATGACCTCAACGGTTCGCATGACAATAAGACGCAGCCGAGACGCGGGCGGTTCCCTCTACGCCTGGGGTCTAGCTGCCGCCGCTACTGGTGGCGATGCCGACACAACGGCCAACCGCGTCGTTGAAGTCGCTCCAGTTGTCAATCAGTCGTCGCCCATCGGGCAGCATGGTGTGGCGGCGTGCATCCGAGGTGAGCGCATAGACCGTCGCGTTGCTCATCACCCATGAATCTTGACTCGACACCCGGTCGCCGCCCGGTGCGGTGATGTTGCCGCCGACGATCACCATGCCAGATGGCCCCGGTATGGACTGCGCGTTCTCTAGGTGTTCGCCGTTCGTGAAGCTGGCGTTGATGACGTCCAGCACCTTCGCGGGGGCTTCTCCGCATCCGCTTCCGCCCGACGGCGGCCCTGCCGACGCGATAGGCACGGGGGAGGAGCGAGGGATTCCGTCGCCAACGGTGCGAGTGACCGTAGTCGTCGCGGTCTTACTGGACACGTCCGACGTGCCGCTGACCATGCATCCGCCCGCGCATCCCGCCATGAATGCGCCTGTGGCGATGGCAATCACCGCGCCTCGACCTATGCCGCCAGACATGCGCGGAAGCATACTGCCATCGACGGCTGCGGGTATATCGATCAAACATCCGACACCCGCCGTCGTACCCCTCGCATAGACTGGCCTTGCTGGCTGAACCGGCACACATGACCGGTGTAGGCAAGCGCCGCCGCCCCTCGGACTCTCCAGCGAAGGGCGGCCTTCTGCGTTAACGGCGATTGCGCAACGTGTGCTGCACAGCGAAGGCCCCCCAGATGAGCGTCCACATACCGCCCCAGAACAACCACATGGTTCCCATCATCTCGGCGCCGTTGGCGATCAACGGGACGCCAAACAGCAAAGTGCCGAGCAGGGAGAAGATCGCCAGCAACGCAAACCCGTAGTTAACCGTGAATCGACGCTCGGCCGCCGGTGCGGGTGGCGGCAGCGGCGCCCGGTGTGAGGTCCACTGCCGCCCATCCCAATAGCGCTGACCACCGCCCTCGGGATCGGGATACCAGCCAGGTGGGACTTCTGTCATGGCGGCATATTAACGCCACCGGCGGGTGGCTTAATGCGTTGGATCAACTCGCGGCCGACAGGTGACCGCCGCGACTCTCTCCCCGCGGGCGCAAGGCCCGCCACGGGTCGAGTGAGGTGATCGCGTCGTGCAACCGCCCCTCGGGCACCTTCGTGTAGATCTGCGTCGTCCCGATCGACTTATGACGCAAGAGTTCCTGCACAACGCGAATATCCGTGCCGTTGTCGAGCAGCGTGGTCGCGTACCAATGCCGCAGACAATGTGGTGTGCCTCGCACGCCGGCGCGCTTCATCGTGCGGCCGATGATGTCCGACACCGATTTCGACAGGATGTGCTCGCCCTCGTGGCCCCGCATCGGGAACCACCAGCCGGCGGCGGGCATCTCCGAGGCCATCTCGATCAGCAGCGGGTGCAGCGGCACCGAGCGCAGACGTTTCCCCTTGCCTTTGACCCACAGGACATGGGCCGATAGGTCGATATCCTCGCCGCGGATTTTTGCGATCTCGTGGACGCGCAGACCGGCGAGCAGCGCGAGCAGAATCATGCGCCGCGTCGAGGCCCACATTCGGGTCTGCAGCAAATTTACGACGTCAGCGTCGCTGATCGGGCGGGGCTGGCGGTCGGGCAGCCGCGGCGCACCGACCTTGACCATTGGGTTGTCCTCGCGGCGGTCGGTGAGTTGTAGCCACTTGAACCAGGCCGATAGGTAGCTGGTGTATGTGCAGGCGGTCGAGTCTGACCATTCCTCGTGGTCGGCGATCCATCGCACGAGCTCGGCCGCGCGTATGTGCATCGGCTGTAGGCCGGTTTCGATGTGCAAGAGGTGGATGACGCGTAGGCGCTCATCGATGGTGCGTCGCGAAAGCCGCTGGGCTGTTTGCCAGATTTCCCAATCGTCCAGCCCGAGCGTCGCGATTATGGGTTCTTTCACATCGCGAGATTTTGAACCTACACCGCCGTTAAATTCGATAGTCGATGCAGATTTGACACCCCACCGAGTTCCCCCCGTAGCCATCACAGCTACGCCACCTCGTCGCGTGCGGCCGAATTCCTACGGACAGGAAAGGGACGAATCACGGTCTGGTAATCCGCAGGTCGCAGGTTCGAGCCCTGCTGGGGGCACCACCCGTCGGGGTTGAACATCGGTCCATTGCCGGTGAACAACCAATCGCGGCTGATGCCGGTTACGGTCGCGATCTGGTCGACCTCGGCCACATCGAGGACGAGAGCACCGCGCACTCGTTTCGAGAAGGCACTCGGCGCCATGCCGACAGCCTTTGCTACGTCCTTGCTCTTCGCCCCGCTCGCGCTGAGGGCGATGCGCAGCCGGCTCGCGACTTCCTGGTGAAAGTCAGCCCCGGCGGGGTTGAGTTCGATGACAGTCGTGCTCATGTGTGAATACGTTACCCGCTGAGCGAATAACCGCAAGCTACAGCACTGAAATTTCTTTGAGAGACACACCGTGCTCGCAGAGCGCTTGACCTAAGTCATCCTGCGGCCTATGAATTTCTCTGTGAGAAATTTGACGCCCCATGAAGAAACGGGCGGCGGCGGTGTCGCAACAGCGATCCGCGTAGGTCTCGCCCGCAGGAACACCACCCAAAGCGCACTCGCGCGCCACCTCAATCTCTCGCAACCATCCATCCATCGGCGCATGGCCGGCAAGGTGCCCTGGCGCATCCACGAGCTGACCGCCGCCGCCGAGTTCCTCGGCATCACGGTTCCCGACCTGCTCAACGAAAAGGCGAGCGCATGACACCGGCGGCCGACGACATGATCGACCGCGACGTCGAGATCGTCGAGCACAGCAAACGCCTCGGCGAGCGCACAGCCGAGCTGCTCGACCGCTATCTGCACCGCGCCGACGACGCCGACCAGCTCGCGCAGATCGAGAACCTCGCCGGCCTGCTGCGCAGCGCACTCGCCTACAACCTGGCGCTCGCTACCGAGATCGCCCACTACTGCAGCGAGATGCGCCAGGCCCGCGCCGAGCGCGACGAGTTGCTCGATGGCCTCGCCGAGGGCATCGCCGAGGCGTGCGGGGCGGCATCGTGACGGGGCTGCTCACCGTGCTGGTTGTGCTCAACGCGCTGTCGCTGCTCGTGCAGTTGAGCCACGCCGGCGGCACGCAACGCATTCTCAACCTGCTGCTCGAGGCTGCGAGGCGAGTCCGATGATCGCCGAGCTTCTCCACGGCGCCGCCAACGTCCTCGACGCTGTCGCCCGCGCATACGACGAGCAGCGCACCGGATTCTCGGAACGCGAGGCCGGCGACTACCTCGATGCTGCCGCCGAGTTCATGGACCTCGACGAACTCGATCTCCCTCGGTCGGCCGAACCGCAGCCCGAAACCCCGCCGGCCGGCGACGCCCCGGGCGTGCTCGCCGAGCTGCGCGACGCCGGCCGCATTATCGCGGCCACGGTCGAGGCGCGTCTCGAATCGGCCGTTTCGCAGGAAACCCTCGCTGGGTCACTCACCGGTCTGTGGGCCGGGTTCGCCCTTACGTCGCGCCAGGCCAAGCAGATCGCCCGCGGGTTTCTGACGAGCTTTCACATCACCGCCAAGTAGTAAGCGGCCCCGCGCCGCCGCCACGGCCGGGGCCTTCACCCAATAAGAAAGGAACGTCCCTCATGGGCACCTCCGATCGTATCGCCGAACACCACAAAAAGTGGGCTGCACTCCCACCTTTCCCCGCCTGGCCCTACGTCACGACCGACGAGAACGTGCAGGCATGGGGCGACATCCTCTACATGCGCGGCCTGGCCGACGCCATCGAGGCACTCGTCACGCCCACCGCGGCGCACGACGTTCTCGCTGGTTTCGAACGTGACGGCCGTGGGCTCATCGACGCCGACGCCGAGATTCACCTCGATGTGCAGTGGCCGGCCGACCTGGCCGCCGAGCTGATCGACGCGTGGCGCAACGAGGCGGTGGCGGCATGAAACTCCGCGAATGGTTGTGGGCGCCGATCCTGATTGCTGCGGCGATCCTGTCGGGCTTGTTCACCGCGCCGAGTGCGCACGCCGACGCGGTCGACGACGCCGTCGCCACATACGGCGTCCCCGTCGTATGCGAAACGCTCGACGACTACCCCTCGGCCGACGGCGTGTTCGGCGTGGCGCTGGCGTTCTACGGGCAGGGATATACGCCCGAGCAGTCCGGCGAGATCGTCGCCCAAAGCGTGATCGTGTTCTGCCCCGAGCACTTCGGCGCGGTGCGGGCATTCATCAACGAGTACGGGTCGAAAGGCCAGATCGTCTGATGGGCGAAAACAGCATCACGATCAGCCGCGATGTGTCGTCGTCTGGTCTCAGCCGGATCCGGGCGCGCGGCGAACACGGCACTCTCGCAATGGCGCTCGAGCTGCGTGACTACACGCAGCTCGGCGAACGGTACATGTGGCAGCTCGCGGTGATCACCTCACCGCGAGACCTGCCCGAGCCGGTGACCTACCCGCGCGTCGACACCGCTGCCGAGGCTGAGGCGTGGGTGCGGTACCTCGCCGAGTTGGTGCTGCGCGCCGAGCAGGTCGAGGCGGTGGTCCAATGATGCGCCGCCGCAAGGGGCGTCACTGGCCCGCCGAGGGCCGCCCGAGCGTCTACGCGATCCGGCACCGGCTATGGGTCGAGGGTATGAACCGCTGGACCGAGCTGTTCGAGCGGACGTGGAACGGCCGGATTGAGGTGTCCCCCTTATTGGAGGGCGACCGGTGAGCGCGCGCCAGATCGACATGACACCCGAGACGAGCCTCGACCGGGTCGCGAACATCGCTATCGACGTGGCCGAGAAGATCCGCGAGGACGACCCGCGCCGGCTGTACGCCGAGCTGGTCAACCTCGCGCAGTGGCACCCGGCCAAGGCCGCGCAGATCACGATGGCGCTCGCCGCGTTCTTCAACCCCGACGAGGGCATCGACACGCTGCGCCGCCGCGTCGAGGCGATCACCGCGCCCCGGCACCACGTGATGAGAGCGGCGTCATGAGCGCCATCTACGGCCAGGGACTCGTCGAGACCTCATGCACGCCCGACGAGTGGACCCTCGGCGCGGCCTGCACGCAGACCGACCCCGAGGTGTTCTTTCCCGAGAAAGGCGAACCCGTTGGCCCCGCGCGCAATATCTGCAGGCGGTGCGAAGTGCAGGCGAAGTGCCTCGAGGTTGCACTCGCCCGCGAAGAAGAGTTCGGCATCTGGGGCGGTTTGACGCCGAATCAACGCCGGGCGTTGAAACGCGGCGCGGCGCAGCGGGCGTGCGGCTACTGCGGCAGCACGTTCGTGCCGGGGCGGCCGGAGCAACGGTTCTGCTCGCGGGAATGCGTTGCGCTCGAACTGTCATCGCGTGAGGCGGTCGCGTCATGACCCGTGCGCTGCGCGTTGCCGCCACCGACCCCGATCCAACCAACTGGTCTGCCGACGAGTGGTGGCGCAGCCCAGATCAAGATGAGGACAACGACGAGTGATGGCCTACGAGTTCGAGACCGACGAGTGGCGGCGAGCCGTCAACGACATGACCGAGGCAGAACGCGCCGCCGCGCTCGGCGCCGGCCGACCGGCTGGGGTGATCGGCGACCGCGACGACGCCCGCGACGAGATCGGCGGTGCCCGGTGAGCCAACCGTTCTGGGCCAGCCACGCCGAGCTTGCCGGCGACTACCGCGACCGCGAGGAATGGCTCGAACTGCGGCGCAGCGGAATCGGTTCGTCCGACTGCTCGGCGGTGCTCGGTATGGGCAAGTATGGGTCGCCGTTCTCGGTGTGGGCCGAGAAGACAGGCCGTGCGCGCCCGGTCGATGAGACCGAGGCGATGATGTGGGGCACGCTGCTCGAGCCGATCATTCGTGGTGAGCTGGCGCGCCGACTCGGCGTGGAGATCGTGGAGTGCCCGACGCTGCGGTCACTCGCGCGACCGTGGCAGCTCTACAACCCCGATGGCCTGATCCTGACCGAAAACGCGGTCGTGGAGATCAAGAACGCGAGCGCGTGGCTCGCGCACGATTGGGATGACCAGGTGCCCGACCATGCCGAGCTGCAGGTGCAGCACGGCATGGCCGTCACCGGCGCAGACGGCGCATACGTCGCCGGCCTCGTTGGCGGGAATCGTCTGCGGTGGGAATACATTCCGCGCGACGACGATCTGATCGACACCATCAACGCCGCCGAGCGCCACCTGTGGGAGACGTACATCGTTCCCGACATCGCGCCGCCGATCGACGGGTCGGACGCGACGGCCGAGGCCATCGCGGCGCGGTGGCCGCGCCGTCACGACGCCATCGAGGTGGTCGGCGACGACCGCGTGGCCGAGGTCGAAGGAGCGGTGGTCGAGTACCGGGTGGCGCTGGCCGCCGAGAAGACAGCCAAAGCCGACAAGGCGCGGGCGGTCAACGTGTTGACCGACATGCTGCGCGGCGCTGATGTGCTCGCCGACACCGAGGGTCGAAAGCTGGTGGCACTCAGGCGTGGACAGTTCCGCGAAAAGGCGTTCCGCGAGGAACAGGACGACGGCCCGTGGCTGCACAAGGTCGAGGTGATCGACCGCGACCGGCTCAAGGCTGAACAGCCCGAGCTTTACCGCCAGTACCAATCCACTTCCATCTACATTCCGAAAGGCAAGTAGCAGCAATGGCACGTGATTTGGCGCGCCGCGCCCGTCAATCGGTCGAGCAGCAGCAGGCCAACGGCAACGACCTGCGTGCGCAGTTGGTACGGATGGAATCGCAGTTCCAGCGCGCAATGCCCAGGGGCGGCGAGGCCGTGCAATTGATCCGCGACGTCATGACATGCATGTCGCAGACGCCGAAACTCGCGCAATGCGAACCACGCTCGGTGCTCGGCGCGGCGATGACCTGCGCGCAGCTCGGGCTGCGGCCGGGCGTCGGTTCGCTCGGCCAGGCGTGGATTCTGCCGTTCTGGGATGCCAAGGCCGGCATGAACCGGGCGCAGCTCATCATCGGCTACAAGGGCTACGTCGAACTCGGACACCGATCCGATCGGATCGCGTCGCTGCACTCGCGCATCGTCTACAGCAACGACGTTTTTGACGTCGAATATGGCGCGGCCGAGGACAAATGGATTCACAAGCCGTGCCTCGACGGCCCGCGCGGCGAGGCACGCCTGTTCTACGCCGTGGGCCGACTGGCGAACGGCGGCTACTCGATCACCGACCCGATGACGGTCGCCGACATGCAGGCGCACCGCGACCGGTTCGCGATGGCCCGAAAGAACGGCAAGGTGATCGGCCCTTGGGTCGACCATTTCGAGGCGATGGCACAGAAAACAATGCTGCTGCGTCTCATGGCGCTGATGCCGAAGTCGACCGAGATTCAGCGTGCCTTGGAAAACGACGGCAGCGTGCGCGTGGACCTCGCCGAAGACGCGATTGATTCGCCAATGCACATCGACGGCGAGGTGATCGAGGACGGCGAAGAGGCCGCCGACGCGCAGCCCGAGCGCGAGACGGTCAAGGTATCGGGCACCGCACCGGCCGATGCCGCCGATGGTGTGCAGATGGCCAGCAAGGACCAGCTCGTCCGCCTGGCGCAGATTCAGAAGGCCGAGAAGTACAGCGACGCCGATTGGTTCAAGTACCTCGTCGATGTGGCAGGTGTGCAGGCTACCCGGGCCGAGGACATCACGTTCGCCGAGGCGGCCCGCGTGATCGAGGTGTTCGACGGGCCTACTGCATGAGCCGCCCACGCACGCGGCGCAGCGCTAAGGCCGCAGGGGCGAAATTCGAGCGCACCATCGCCGACTACCTCGCCGCCGCGCTCGATGACGACCGGATCGACAAGCGCCCGAAAACCGGTGCCCGCGACAAGGGCGACATCCTCGGCGTTCGCGCGCACGGGCAGCGCATTGTCATCGAGTGTAAGGACACCGCGCGCCTCGCACTGCCCGAGTGGACCAACGAGGCGCACACCGAGGCCAACAACGACGACGCCCTCGTCGGCGTCGTCATCCACAAACGGCACGGCGTCGCCGCGCCAGGGCGGCAATGGGTCGCCATGACTGTCGACGATCTGCTGGCGCTCATCTCGGGCAGCCGGCACGGACACCGAACGGAGGTAAGCGAGTGAAACCCGTTGTGACTGTTTACACCAAGGATGACTGCCAGAGCTGCACGCTCACGAAAAAGCACCTCGAAAAGCTCGGCATCGACTACACCGAGGTGCCCATCGATAGTGACCCCGGCATTCGCGCGGCCATCGATGAACTCGGCTACAGCACCGCGCCGGTGGTGTGCGCGTCGACCGACGAGGGCGAGCTGCACTGGGGCGGTTTTCGATACGAACGCATCAAAGCACTCAAGGCGGCGGCATGAGCGCAGCGATTCGAGAGTTTCTGACCTCCAGTATCGGCGAGTTGATCGCCGCGCTGGATGAGCACGAGGCGGGCATCGAGACCTGGCACGACCCTGTCGTCTACCGCTGCGGCCGATGCAACTTCCGCGGCACCGAGCAGGAGTGGCAGCAGCACGTGGCCGAGCACATGGCGCGCAAGTTCGACGACCAAACGGAGATGGCTCTGCTATGAACGCATCTGAGGATGGCCTCGAACCGCTCGGCGAGGCACCGGACATCACCAGCACCGCGAACTACCGGCCACGCGCCCGCCGCCGCGCCGGTTCCCTCGACGACCGCCAGGTCGAGATCATCGACACCACTGAAACGGTGCTCGCCGTCGTGGTCTACCCAGACGGACGTACGCGATTCCGCACCGATCAACCGTTGTCGTGGGTCGCCGAAACACTGCAGATCCTCACCGATTCAGTGCGCGCAAGGGCGAACGAGGTAGGCGCATGACCGTGACGTACGAACAGATGCTCGCCGACCTGCGGGCCGCCAAACAGAGCGAGACCGAGTCCGCACGTAAACGCCTTACGTTGTTCGCGCTCGAATCCGTCGCCACAGATGGGTTCCCTCGGGTATCTGCGTACACAGTCGACGCTCTCGTCGGCCGCGGCCTGATGGAACCCGTACCGGGAAACGAGACGCCACGCTATCAGCTCACCGCTGAGGGTCGGATCATGCTGCACGCCAACCCAACCGAAACTGAACCGGCTGATGAGCTAGCGCTGTTCGGGAGTCTGTGATGAGGATCGGCGGCCTGTTCATCCGCGCCGACGTTGAGACCCGGCCGTGTGCGCATTGCGCCGCGCCGGCCGCGCGTGGACGGCGTAGGTACACCGGAACGACAGCGGAGCTTGCGTCATGACCGCCGAGTCGATGCCGAAATCGAACCTACTCGTCAACACTGCGGTATGTGACGCCGTCCCAGTCCTCGGGCCGTTCGGTTGGTTTCACAGGTTCGATCAGAACAGTGCCGAGGCGGAGCTGGTTGTAGAGGCGACCGGAATGGCAAACGTATGCCGCTTGAGCCTCGAGCCACCTGCACTCGTGAATCGCTTGAATCAGTTCGGATCTACTTACGGTGGCGCGCTCGATGGGTTGTTCGTGCCATGTGATCACAGACTTCTCTATGACGAGGACGCCATTCTCCCCGGGTGTGATGCGCGCAGAGTGCGCGCATCTGTCTCGGAGCTTCTTGACGCGGTTGAAAACCGCACGGAACGAAGCAAGGGCAGCATCGCTGTTGAGATCTTTGGCGATCGCAAGGAGCAGATCGGCTCGTTCCTCGTCCTTGATCCGTTTGATCGCCCGGTCCGTAAAGAACTTGCTTGCAGCGGGTATCCGAACTTCGAGGAATCTCTTGGCTACCAGTTCGTCGAGGTAGTCCTGCAAATGAGAGAACTCGCCGAGGAGCCGCATCAGAAGTTCGTGCATAGTCACATCAGCGGCGGCGTCGTCAGTTGTCATGGCAGACACCGTACGTGGGTCCGCGAGGTGCAGCGTTGATCCCCGACCTCAATGACGAATGCGCGTTGTGCGGCCACCCCGAGGCACTCCACAGCCCGCGCTGTCTCGCGTGGGAAACCGGCAGGTCGTGTGGCTGCCCAGGCTACGAGCCACCCGCCGACGAGGACCACCAATGACCGGCCCAAAGATCCGGACACTTTTCAGCCGCCGCGAGCTGATTGCGATGCAGCGCTGTCCCGACTGCGGCTGGCACCCGGAAACACAAGGACACCACCCCGACTGCCCAACCAACGACGTGGAGGGTTGACCGTGCGAATCCGATCCATCAAGCCCGAGTTCTGGCGCTCAGAGGACATCAGTGCCATCGAGGACTGGGGCACACGGCTGCTGTTCATCGGGTTATGGAGCTACGTCGATGACAACGGCGTCGGCCTCGACCGGGTGCCGCTGATCGCCGCGGACCTGTTCGCAGACGACCTGGCGCGAGACCCTCGCGAGACCCTCGCGAGAGTGTCGCGAGGGTTGCAGCAGCTTTCTGCAGCCGGTCGCATCGTTCGTTACACCGTCGACGGCAAGCAATTCCTGTACGTCAACAACTGGGACAAGCACCAACGCATCGACCGGCCGAACAAACCGCGATTCCCGCTGCCTAGCAGCGATTATTCAGACGCTCGCGAGACACTCGCGACACCCTCGCGACACCCTCGCGAGACCCCATCGACTGGAACAGAGGAACAGGGGAACAGGGGAACAGGGGAAACCCCCCAAACCCCCCACGACGAACCGGCACCCGCGCTGCCCGCCACCCGGCGAACGGGTGCCGAGGTGGCCCGCGCCCGATTCGCCGCCATCCCCACCGAAAGCTCGCCGCTGGCCAAGCAGATCGCCCGCAGCTACAGCGACAGCCTCGACACCCCCATCGACGCCAGGACACTCGGCGAGATCTCGACCCACCTCGACCGGTGCCTGCGCGCCGGTCAGACACCCGAGGCCATCGCCGCCGGCATCCAGCTTTGGGGCGAGTCGGATTCGTTCGCGCCCAGCCAGATCCCGAAGTACGTCACCAAGGCCGCGGCGGCGCGTAGCCGCCGGGGCGTGGGGCGGCCGACGCTCAAGGCTGTTGCCACGCACGAGGTCGCCGAACAACTCGCCGCGCAACTGGAGGCCCAGCAGTCATGACCATCCTCGATGACGGCATCACGATCAACGCATCGCCCGACACCGTGCGGGCCATCGGCCAGGTGCTCAAACTCGCCGCAATCCTCGACGACCGCGTGACGCAGGCCGACGTGGCACGCATCGCGGCGTGGGCCGAGCAGGTCGAGCGGCACCACCTCACCGAGTCCGACCTGCTCGACGGGCTACAGGCGTACTACGACAGCCCGAACGACCACGCCATAGGCATCGGGGACCTGATCCACCACGCGCGCACCGCCAAACGCTCACGCATCGACCGCGAGTCGGCCGCCGAACGCGAGGCCCGGCGCGAACGCCTCGACCTCAAGGCCGCACGCGAGGAAACCGCCATCGCCGCGGCGGTCACGCTCGGCCCGGTCGAGTCCACCGACCGACTCGAAGCCGCCAAGCTGCGGTTGCAGGCATGCGTCGACCGCGAGTCGGCCATCGCCGCAATCCGCGAGTACTTCGCCGCCAAGGCCGAGGCTCAGAATCGCGCCAAAATCGCCCGTAACCGCGCCTCGGCACCAATGACCTTCGGAACACCGGAAACTCGCCCCACGGCGAGCACAGCCACCGAAACGGGCGGTTTCTGATGGACCTCGAACGCTACGAACTCATCGAGCTGCTCGCCGTCGCCTGGAACGACGAAATGGCCGAGCGATTCCCCAACGCCGACCACGCGATGTGCCGCCAAGAGATGCGCCACAACGGCACCGCATGGGTGCCCTACGACCCACCGCGCTGCCACGGCTGGCACTGCAACCGCTGCGGCGCCCCGACGAACAGCTACGGGCACCACAACTGCCCAGACCGACCCGAGCGATAGGAGAACCACCGGTGATCCGAGACAAGTCGAGCACAACGCTCACCGCCGGCCAGCCCACGCTCGAGGGTGGTGATCGCCGGTGAGCATGGATTTCCACATCCCGCGCGCCGAGCAGGCGAAGCTGCGCGAAAAGCTGTTCCTCGTGCCCGAACTCGCCGAGGATCTTGCGGTCACGATCACCCGCCAGGCACGCATCCAAAAGCAGGGCCTCGGCAAGCCGCGCCGCCAGCGACCCGAGCCATGCGTGCCGTTCCACCTCGGCGCGTCCGAGGCCGCCGAAGAGCTGCACCGCTGCCTCGCCGGATGGGTGCGGTTCGTGTGCGATGCCCGGCAGATCGAGTACACCGACGGCAACGACCTCACGCCGCTGTCGCGGTGGCTGTACCGCAACGTCGTCACGCTCGCGCTCATCGAAGGTTCGGAAACGGCCTACAGCGAGATCGCGCACCGGATCGACGAGTGCCGCAGGCAGATCGACCTACCGCCCGAAGACGAGATCGTGATCGACCGCGCCCGCCTCGAACAGGCCAACCGGCAGATCGTCACCGCCGGGCAGGCCGAGAAAATCGCACGGCGGCTCGGCGAACTCGGCCGCCGGCTCACCACGCAGCGTGTTCACTCGCTCAACCGCCGCGGTCATCTACGCCCGATTGACACCGATCCCGAGACCGGCACGAAGTTCTACCGACTAGGCGATATTCTGCACGCGCATACTAAATGCGCTCAGCGCCAACGTCGTTCGTGAATTAGCCACCCCCACAGTGCTACGCTGCCGCTAAGCGGCGACGACCGTCTTCCACCGCCAATCGCCGCAGAAACGCCCCGGAGTTCCCGTGAAAGCCCAAACTCGCCGGGGCGTTTCTCATACCCAACAGCCGAACAGCCGAGGAACCCGATTGCCGGTCAAACACCTGCGCGTCTGCGGCCACTGCAACCGAATCCGCTACGCCGACTGCAGCATCGGATGCCGCGCACCCGTCGCCACCGACCCACAAAGCTGGCAGCGCAACCTACAGTTTGGCGCCGGCACCATCACACCGCCGCCCTGCGGCCCCACATGGTGCAGCTGCGGCAACTGCACGCCGAGCGGCCCCACCACCCACCGCAGCGAGGCACCATGACCCACACCGCCATCCAGCAGCTCGCCGAAGCACTCACCAACGGACTACCCCACCCCGGCGACGAGAACACACCACCCCGGGTCATCCCAATGCCCGGGTTCCGAACAACCGGCATGACCGACGATCAAGCAAAGCAGCTCATCGGCAGCTCGGCGCAACTCGTCGCCGAGGCCATCGTGCGAGGCGTCATCGAGACCGACCACGAGATCCTCACCAAGGCCGAAGCCGCCGAGCTACGCCAAGCAGCAGCCGACGCACCCGATGGCACACGCATCATCACCATCTACGACCGCGCCGACCACCAGCGCACCACACCGCTGCTCACCCTCACCATCAACAAGTCCGACGACGCCGTCATCGTCGACGCAGCCAACGCAGCCAAGCTCCGAAAGGCATTCGCACAGTGAGCCACATCCGCGTCATCCTCGACGGCAACACCATCATGGACGGCGACCCCGGCGAATGGACCGCCAAACCACCCGCCATCGCCGACCTCGAACTACGCGCCGCCAGCGGCGAACCCGAACCGTGGGTGCAGATACTCACCACGTTCGCCCGCGCCGCCGTCGCAGGCCGAGACGCCACCATCACCGCCACCACCCGCGACACCGGCTGGACGCTCGACGTTGAGTACAACGCCACGACGTAAGGCCAAAACCTCAGCGCGCGGCTACGGCAGCGCACACCAACGCCTACGCGACAAGTACCGCCCGCTCGTAGCGAGCGGCCGAGCCGTCTGCTGGCGCTGCCGCGAACCGATCCTGCCCACCGAGGAATGGGATCTCGGCCACGACGACGACGACCGCAGCAAGTACCGCGGCCCCGAACACGCACGCCGATGCAACCGCGCCGCCGCCGGTCGCAAAGCAGCAGCCAACCGCCGCGCCCAAGCCGGCCCGCAGACCGACGCCACCCGGCGCTGGTGACCCCAGCAAACACCCGACCCACGTCAGCAAACACCGCGCGACCTGCGGAAACGACACACACCCAGCCCGCGAACGTTTGCTACACCGGCATAACCGCAGGTCAGAGGAGTGTCGAACATTGCAGGCCAGGGGGTAGGGGGTCCGAATCGCCGGGCGTCGCCACCACTGACCCCGCCGCCCTCG